ACCTGCTTCAAGCCTACGGGTACGACGCGCTGTCGGACTACCTTCGGCTGGAGCACGATCTCCTCAGCCGCTACGTCGACTACGAGGAGATGGACGACTACCCGGAGATCGCCTCCTCGATCGACATCTACGCCGACGACGCATCGCAGCCCGACACGCAGCTACAGCGCACGGTGTGGGTGTCGAGCCCGGACAAGACCCTTCAGGGTGTGCTGGACGACCTGTTCTACAAGCGCCTCCGACTGGACGAGGAGATCTGGGAGATTGTCCGGTCGCTGGTGAAGTATGGCAACGACTACGAGGAGCTACTGGTCAACGACACGGGCGTCGTCGGCCTGAACTTCCTTCCGGCGCCCACGGTCCGGCGCGTGGAAGGCCCGAGAGGGGAACTCTACGGGTTCGTCCAGGACTTCAAGGGGCGCTTCGGTTACTCGCCGCAGGAGTTCCAGAAGATCCTGGCGCAGAGGACCGACGCCATCCGCCAAGCCATGCAGCCGGGACAGGCTCGGGTGCCGGGGAACATCCTCCAGCGCGTCAACGCTCTGGAGCCCTGGGAGGTGGCCCACTTCCGCCTGCGCGGGAAGCACCGACGCAGCGTGTATGGCTACTCGGTCTTGGAGCCCGCGCGGTGGATATGGAAGCGGCTCATGCTGCTCGAAGATGCAGCGATGATCTACCGCCTCCAGCGAGCGCCGGAGCGCTACGCCTTCTACGTCGACGTCGGGGACCTGCCTCCTGCCGAGGCGCTGGCGTTCGTCAACAAGGTCCGGCAGCAGCACAAGAAGAAGCGCTTTGTCAACCCGTCCACCGGAAAGCTCGACCTGAAATTCGAGCCGCTGTCCCAGGACGACGACTTCTGGGTCCCGGTCCGAAAGGGCGTCGAGGGTACGCGCATCGAGGTTCTTGGCGGGCCGTCCTGGCAGCACATGGACGACGTCGAGTACTTCCAGACCAAGTTGTTCACCGCAGTGAAGGTCCCCAAGGCGTATCTGGCGCAGGACGACAACACGGCTCGCGCTGTGCTGTCTTCCGAAGACGTCCGCTTCGCTCGTTCGGTTCTGCGGGTCCAGCGTGAGGTTCGCAACGGTCTCCGGAAGGTCGCTCGGACACACCTCGCGGCGCTCAACATCGACCCTTACCAGAACGACTACACCATCCACATGACCGTGCCATCGGCAATCTTCGAGTTGGCGCAGTTGGAGGTGCGGAACGCTCGGGCGGACCTCGCCTCTCGGATGAAGGAGCACGTCTCTCTTCGGTGGGTGCTGGAGCACGTCTACCTGCTCTCGGACGAGGACATAAAGATCATCATCCAGGAGCGGTCTGAGGATGTCATCCGCGAGGGTCAGGCCCAGGCTGAGGTCGAGAAAGCGAGCGCGATGGCTCAGGCTGAGGTCGAGAAGATGAATGCTCCGGCAGGCGGCATGGAGTCGTTGGGTGCCCCCTCAGCGAGTATGCGCGTGCTCTCTCGGAAGCTGGACGCGATTCCACGCCAGATGCGCCAGGCCATCTCCGAGAAGGAGCTTCTGAGAGGCAGTCGCGAGGGCGAGAAGCGGGCCGAGGAGAAGCTGAACCGCCTTCTCAGGTCGAACGACCTGCTCGCGCGTCGGCTGCGGGAGAGCCAGGCCCTCATGCAGGAAGTCGTCTCGGCTTCCCGTGGCGGATGATAGGCTCTTCTGTTTGACAGAGGGTTTGAGGAACAGCTAGTGTCGCCCAAGATGATCGAGAGCCCCAACAAACTCCTCCCCGCCGCCGAGCTACGACGCCTTCGCATCGGGAGCTACGAGGAGCGCATCGGGGAGGCCAACGCAGTCGCTCGTGTGCTCCTCGGTGAGACCCCGTTCCAGGTCGTTGCGACCCGGGAGAAGGACGCCGTCATCTACACGGACGGGAAGTTCCTTCGGATGGAACTCCGCGAGGAGGGTCCAACCCTGTCCGAACTCGACGTCGAGGTCTTCGATGGTTCGAGCCGACCAGCCTACGCGGATCGCGAGGCGGTGGCCGTGGCTGACCTGTTCCTTCGTGGGGCTGTCAAGCTGGCTGTCGGTCGGCTGGAGAACCTGGTTCCGCTGGTACGTCACGGGGTCGGCCCTGTCGAGAAGATCGAGGGCAGGATCACCGCTCCGCGACTGTGGAAGAGGCAGTTCGACGCCAGAAGAGACCACATCGTTCGCTTCCTCGGAGAGGGCGCTGAGAGCCTGGAAGAGGCTCAGTTGCGCCAGAACTTCGGGAAGTTGTATGATGGGTCGATCGAAGAGGGAAAGCTCGTCGAGCACGAGGATCAGGTAACAGAGGTTCTGGGGATCGTGTTGAAGAGGCTGGGACAGATTCGCGATGAGGTAGGGACAGCGCTGGCGACAGCGACCGACGCCCTGGCCGAGTCGGCGGGGACCGTCGCAGACACGTTCACACGCTTCGCGGACGACCTGTACGGCGATCTTTTTGCTCTTCAGGAAGCAACTTCTAACGCAATCGAGACGGTGGACGATACTCGTTCGCGTGGTAAACTCTGCGACACGCTTGTCGCGGGGCTACACGATCGGGAGGTCGCCAGCCGCTTCGTCGTCGTGGTGGCCGAAAGAATGGTCGAGGCCAGCTAGGAGGAATGGACATGACTTTGCTCAGGCACGCGGTGGTCATCACCTCTTTGGAGGAGGACTTCCGGCGGATCGGCCTCATCCCGGGCGAACCCCGCCAGGACGATCACCTCATGGAGGAGGCTCCCGAGTCGGACGTCGATGAGGAGCATGACATCGAGGACGACTGGGAGGACGGGGAGTCCGAGACGTGGCACACCGAGGACGAGGACGCGGACGAGTCGGACGACGACGAGGATGCGGCCATGGCCGAGGCCATCGCGTTTCACGAGAACGCGAAGGACATGTGGGAGTCCTTCGGTCCGGACACCACCATCGAACTCGACGAGAGCGAGATGGAGGAGCTGGAGGGAATGGCCGACGAGGTCACCACGCTCCCGGCCGGTGTCATCGACGAGTCCATCGACGAGGACGACGATGACGACGAAATCTCGGAGGACGACGAGGACGACGAGGAGGGCGTGTCCGCCTTCACCGCCGTCGCGGAGGCCATGAGCGCCATCGAGTCCGTGCTCGCCGAGGACGCGGAGCCCCCGCAGAGCCTCGAAGAGGCGACCCCGGCGTTCGCCAACATCGCCCTCATCTCCGAAAAGCTGTTCGGCTTCTTCGCCGAGGCAGCGGAGACGGAGGAGGACGACGACTACGCGGAGATTGCCGAGTCCTTCAAGAACATCGGCCAGTACTCTGCCGCGATCGTCGACACCCTCCAGACGGAGTCCCCGGAGACGATCAACTTCGACGCTCTCACCGAGGTCTTCAACGACTACCTCGGCACCGTCCTTCAAGGTTTGGAGACCTACGCCATCCTGCGCGAGGCGGACGAGGGCGACGAGGGTGAGGACGAGGACGAGGGCGACGGGTTCGACGAGGACAACGAGGGAAACGACTGAGGCGGCGCCGTCGCGCGCTGGCAACCCGTAAGGGGAAGACGACGCGACAACGCCGCACGGCGTATTCTTCGGGGAGACGGGAAGTGGCTGGAATGGAGAAGAGCCCAGTGAAGCGAAAGACCCGAGCGGTGGGAGGCTCCCGCCCCGGGCTGGACTTCGCCGTGGACCTTCCCAAGTCAAGCGTGCGATCTGACGCCAGCCTGGATCGCGGGCCGTTCCGGTTTCCTTTCTGGAAGGTGTCGTGATGGGACAACTGACTGCCACGTCTCCCCCCTCCGATAACCAGTTGATCGACGAGCAGGTTCATCACTGCAAGCTCCAACTGGTCGAGGGGGAAGGCGAGAAGAAGGGGCGGGTCTACGCGCGAGGTGAGTTCGGCCACGCAGCGAACCCGACCGCCAACGGACGACGGTACGGACACTCCATCTGGGAGAGCAACATCTCCCGCCTCCAAGACAACCTGAAGTCCCGCAAGGTGCTGGGCGAACTCGACCACCCCACGGACGGGCGAACGGCTCTCCAGCGTGCCTCACACGTCATCACCGGCCTGAAGCTGGACGGTGACCGTGTGCTGGGCGAGGCGGAGATTCTGGACACGGCCAAGGGCCGCGACCTGAAGGCCATCCTCGCGGCTGGTGTCCCGGTGGGTATCAGTTCACGAGGCTTCGGGAGCACCAAGCCTGGGGGCGACGGTATTGAGGAGGTCCAGGACGACTACAAGCTCGTCACCTTCGACTTCGTCGCAGAGCCCGCCGACCCGACTGCGTTCCCGGAGGTCACCTTCGAGAGTGTAGACCAGCCGACCGCGTCCATGATGTTCGAGGGCTTCGAGAGCTTCGGGGAGAAGGCCGACAAGGAACCAGCTTCCGAGCCGGACGACGATGACCCGGACGAGGACGCCCCGGACGACCCAGCCAACGAGCCCGCCGAGGAGGGCACTGCGCCGAATGTGAGCGCCGCTCCTCCCGGAGAGGCTGAGATGGCCAAGCGATTCGGGGAGAAGGTAGCTGCCGAGGCCGCTGCTGCCCCGAAGTCTGCTGAGGCGGAGATGGCCCAGCGATTCGCTGACCAGGTCATGGCCGACGCGGACGGGAACCAGGTCTCGGTCGAAGACCTCCGTGAGGAGTTTGCCGACCAGATCGTGGACCGTATCGCAGCGCTCCGTGCTGACGTCGAGAAGCAGGTTCGGGCTGAGATGGCAGGGGACCCGGCTATCGCAGGCGCGCGGGCCGCGCTGGAGCAGGTCCAACGTGCGCTGCTCCCGTTCAACCTCACCGAGGACGCCAACGCGCTCATCACCGAGCGCGACGAGACGATCCGCACGCTTCGTGATCAACTCACAGAGGCAGAGGACCGTATCGAGCAGCAAGAGTCGTTGATCGAGACGCTGACCTCGGCTGCGCGCGAAGCTGGGTATCGCTACCACCTGGAGTGTCTGCTTCACGAGGACACCGCTGACACGGCTCGCATCCGAGCGATCGTGGGCGACGTCTCCGACTTCGAGAGCCCGGACGCCCTTCAGGAGCGTGTCGAAGAGGCTCGCGAGGAGATGCAGGCGATCCGTCTCGAAGAGGAGCGCATCCTGCAAGCGCAGGCCGAAGAGGCCGATCATCTGAAGGACAAGAACCGCGAGTTGGCGGAGGGCTTGGAGCAGGCGCTCGTAGCCAACAAGGAACTCGCGCTCCAGGTCTACGCAGCCGAGAGGTTGCAAACTCACCCACAAGGTGCGAAGATCCTCCGCGTGCTCAGACGATCGGGACTCCAGTCTCGTGAGCAAGTGGATGAGATGATCGAGGACTTCCGTGAGCCCCGCCGTGATGCCGATGACCTCGACGCTATACGCGCTCGGGTTCGGGCACGTCTCCACGGAGGGCAGGAGTACCTGCCGGAAGATACACAACCCGAGAGCGGAAGGGGAGCCGACTCTCACAACTACAACGGTCTCGGAGCCTCACTGGCCGATCTGAAGCATCTGGCTGGGGTGGGGCTGAGATAAGAAAGAACTTCTGGCGGGCGACGACGATCCGCCGTGGTAGAAGGAACTAAGGAGGCAAGCCGTGGAAGCTCGACAGATGCTTCAGGAAGAGGGTCGTCGGACCATCGCCGACCAGAGCTACGTCGGGGCCTTGATCCGGAAGTGGGGAGACTTCCTGGAGGGCCTCAACGACATGACCGAGCAGGACAGGTACATCCTCGGATGCACCGCGATGCTCATGGAGAACGAGTCCCTGTGGCTCCAGTCCCTCACCGAGGAGACGCGGACCGTCAACGTCGGCTCGTTCACCAAGTTCATCTTTCCCGTCCTGCGCCGAGTTTTCCCGAACCTGATCGCCAACGAGATCGTCTCGGTCCAGCCGATGACGGCCCCGATCGGCGCGGTGTTCTTCCTGGACTACGTCTACGGGAGCACCAAGGGCGGGACGACCGAGGGCGCGGTGTTCCCCCGCGACTTCGACCGGGACTACTCCTCGGAG